GGCAATACGACAGAGCTGGTTTACGAGCCTTCCGCTAATGACATTCATAACGCGAAGATGCGGCTACGAACACGCGCGTTAGGCGAGTTTGGTCTGGGTCATCACTTATGGACGGAGAAGCGCGCAACGGCGCCTGAGACCGGACAGAAGGTCGTAAGCATAGTTCCAGAGCCAGACGCTAAGCCAGATCCACGGGAGGCAATGTGGGCTGATGTCACAAGCGCAAAGACCAAATCTGAGGCGACAGTTAATGCAAAAGCTTATAGAGCTGCGATACAGGGCGCTAACGACCTAGAAGATGATACGGGGGAACGATGGAAGGCTTTATGCGCTGAACGAGGGTGGAAGTAATGGACTTCCGGCAAGGCTCTAGAGAGTGGCTAGATGTCCGTTCAAAGCTATTTACTTCAACATCCGGAGCTTCTGTTGAAGGCAAAAATCCTTATGAGTCTGCGCAGGAATGGGCGTTTAAAAAAGTACGCTCGATTAAGGGGATTCATGAAGACCTCAGTCATATACCTGCTGTAGCGCACGGTAGCGCAACGGAATCGATCGCTATTGAATGGTTCGAGAAAGAATGGGGGTTGTCAGGATGGGATCAGCCCTACGCTATTCATCGCGATCACGATTGGATGATGTCATCTATAGACCGCAGGTGGGGTCTGAAGACAGGCGGCGAGGTTAAAAGTCCTTTCCCTAAGTTCACAAAGGAACCCTACTCCGTTCACGATAAGCCGCCCTATCTCATACAGTGCCGGCATCACATGGAAGTATGCGATCTCGAGAAGCTCTACTTCATCTGTTACCTATCTCCGGACAGTTTTCATATCGACACCCTGACCCGCGACTACGGCTGGCTAGACGAGATGCTGCCAGGAAAGCTGATGCCCACGCCTCGGGGCGAGGACGTTCGCAGGGTGGATCTCTATCACGCATGGCTGAACTACGTTCTGGATGAGGCTTCGGATCCAAGCAAGCACGAGTACTACACCAAAGAAAAAAACGCCAAGTTCAAGGATGTGCAGGACACCGACCTAGATGAACTGCAAAGCTTGCTGCTGGAAGACCAAAAGATTGACGAAAGCATTGAGCCGCAGGTCGAGCGTAAGGCTGCGATCAAGACAGAGATCGACAAACTAAAAAAATCTATTGGCGGCAAATATGAACAATCGGTAACCAACGGAACCGTCAGGTTCCAGATCGTTAACCGTAAAGGCACGGTGGATTACGCCGCCGCCTTCGAGGCTGTTAACGGTGAGGATCTCCTCGCCGCGGACGGGAAGAGACCTGATGATTTTCGTCGGGCAAACACAAAGCAAATCTCAATCTCTATGGAGGAAGAAAATAGTGGCTAATTTTGAAATGAGTGCTGGCAATGGTCGGCTTTACCCGATGTCCCTAGACGCTAGGGCGCGAGAGCGTGAGCGAATGGATGCTAAGGCAGCGGAAGGTGGGAACGACTGGCTAAAGGTGCAAGAACCCCACGACTACGACGGCTTTTTTAAGATCGATCAAAGCTACGTTAACTTCTTACAAGCAGGTTTAGCCGCGTCTGATGAGCCTTCTGTTCGTGTGAACCTCAAAGGTTACAAAGCTAAGAAGCAGGACGGGTCTCCGCAACTGAACATGCAAGACCCCTACATCAAGGGTGTCGGTACTCTGAAGAATTTCGTTAAAGGAAGTGCCGCAGCACCAGCAGCAGCGCCAGCACCTGCTCCGGCAGATGATGATCCATTTGATGATGATGAGGCTCCCTTTTAGCCCATGCTGAAACTGATCTGCAACAGTCACCAAACCATTTACTTGGGCAGGGATCTTGACACTCAGGATCTGGAGAAGAGTTGCGATCACAAGTTTTATGTTGGGCGAGTAGCGCTCCGGCGGGGACACGCCAAGGCTTACGCCGTGGTCAGTGTCCTTAGCCGAGAGGAGGATCAAATAATTGAACAAGACCTAGCGGTAAATGGAACCGTCACGATCTCGAAGCTCGGGACAAACATTCGACTGCTGGCGATAACGCCAACGCCAAATCAGGCGATGGAAATTGAATGCTGGAACTGCGGCAAACCTAATTTGGTAGAGACGCATCTCCACATGTTGGAAGCACTGTGGGAGTTCGATGCTCCGCAGGAAGTAAAAATACATCAAACCCGACGGGGTATAGCTAAGAGAGGCAAGCAATGGATCAAGAGCCAGAATTTCTCATTATGAATGACAAGCGATATCGCATCGCAGACATCCCTGATCTAGCCGTGACGTTGATCAACAAGATCACCTCTGCGGAAAACAACATCCAAGCGATGGCAGCAACCATCGAAGCGGCGAGCGCAGGGGTAAAAGAAATGCGCAGTAACTTTGAAGCCCTACTACCGGATCCCGTAGAGGAAACCGAGGAGGCGCAAGAGGCGCACTAAATGGGGCGCAAGTTTTCCTTAATCGATTACACGATGGATCTGGATCAGTTCGAGCAAGGGTGGATCACCGCCGCACGACAGTACTGGAGACCCGTACATCGAAAGCGAAAGAGCATCTACAAAACGATGGTCATTCAACTAGGAGGCGAAGACGTTTGGATTGTTGGCGAAGATGAAATGCCGGAGTCCGAACTCAAAAGAAGGGTGAAAGATTTGATGATTAGAAATGTGAGACCCGTCTGGGGTATAGTCACTGAAGACCAAAAAAACTCGCTCATTAATTTGGAGATAGATTGATGAGTGGGATGACTTTTTGTGAAGCCGCAGAGCGGTATGAAAGGAAGCTGTCGGACAAAGGGCGAAAGCCCGATGCCAACAAGCGAAGCATTTTAAAACGGTTGAAAGAACGAATTGGCGATCTGCCACTCGATGAAATCGACCGGATGTACATCGATGACCTGCATGCCTGGTTAGCAACTAAGGAAACTAGGACAGGCGGTACATACAGTGTTTCGACAATTGCCGGTCACCTCGCCTATTTGAAAGCAATGCTTAGGTGGGCGAACGAAGCTGGCAAGTTGGAAAAGGTTCCGGTGGTTAAGGTTCCGAAAGGAAAGCAGCGAGATCAGTTTTTAGAGCCGGAAGAGGTGAAAATGCTGATTGCAGAGCTTGATCCTTGGAGGAGTGATTTAGTTAGGTTTGGCTTCTACACAGGGTTGCGAAAAACTAACTGCACTCACCTTCGGTGGGATCAGCTTGAAAAGGACTTCTGGGTAGTTGCCATAGAAGGCACTGAGACTAAGAACGGAAATAAGTTCCGAACGGTACTCGGCAAAAGCGCTAGAAAGGTAATTCTCAGGAGGCTTGCTCGAGCAGATTGGTTGGAAGAAGAGTTTGGTTGGAGGTCTGAATTTGTTTTTCCTAAAGACCACTCAAACAAACCCAGTTTTAATGTGTGCGATGGGACTTGGCGAAAGGCAGTAGCTAGAGCCGGTCTACCAGCGGGAACTTGTTTCCATACTTTGAGGCATTCGTTTGCTTCAATGCACATGCGACGGGAGGTCCCAGAGCAGGTGATACAGGAGATGGGGGGTTGGCAAAATTCTGCAATGCTGAAGCGTTATGCTCACATAAAAGATGAGCAAAAACGCAAGGCAGCGGAGGGTTTAGACGGGCTGCTGGACTAGTGGTGAAGCGTCGTTTTTTTCTTAACATAAGCGGAAAACGACGATATTAAGATAAGATTTTATCTGATATATATTATGTTAAATAGTATGAGTTAGAGAAAAGTCTTATAAAACAATAACTTATGAGTGAGGTTTTTTGGTCCACTTAATATGTTTTATAAGGATAATATAGATGGCAATTCTACCCTTCCCAGACCGCACTGAGGAGAAGCTAAGAGACGCGGTTGCTCAGTACGTTTTGGAGATGGAATACAGCAACTGTGTCGAGAGCGATAGCGCTGTTGATCCCAAATCTTTATCGGAGTTTGCGTTCTCGATAGCCGACGCATTTGTTGCAGCACGGAAGAAAAAGAACCTTCCTTTTGTGCATCCGCTGCCGACACTAAGCGCCGCTTTAAATTCCATCGCAGCGAACGAGCAACATATTCCTAGCGAGCGCTGGGTTGAATTTGGGGCTTACCCAGATCGGTTTGCAGTGAATGATGACGGCGAACCTAAATTAAATGCAGCCGGTGACCCAAAATACAAGACTGGTCGCAAACCTAATTTGGTTCATAAACCAAAAAGCGGTTAATTAGTTTCAGTGCGCGCGGGATCTCTAAACTGGATCTTATTTCCAGCATCTGCCGTAGGGATCTCGCGCACACGACAATAGGACTCGAAGAATCGATTGCGTCCGGCTAACGGAAAGTCGATTGACTGCGAGTTCAATGCGTCCGAGAACTCAAGGCACGAAGTCAACTCCCGAAAGTAGAACTCCTCACCAGTTGGGCGCCCTCCCTCCAGGATTATCAACACAAAGATCATCAGGGTCATACGCGAACATCCACCGATTGCTGGCTATGTACCTTAGTCAATGTCGTTAAAGTCCTGCCGCCGTGATACTGATACAAGAACTCACTGTAGTGCGTCGTTGCTGCAACCTTCTTTGTAGAGTTTCTAGAGATCTGATCCATGCGCTCCATATTTATGATTTTGTCTTTGATCACAATAGGACTTACAGCATTCACACTGTTGGGAAATGGAGCAGCATCCATCACAACCGACGCTTCTTTTTCACAGCTTCAGTCTTGACCGCAGTAGGCTTCCTGAGATCCCAAGTCAAAACAATTACCTTGGTATCCCAAGCAGTTCCCAAAACTCTTGGTCCTTGGTTCCGAACATAGACTTCAGCGCCATAGCCACACTTTTCTTTGTTGTGCATTAGCCACGCGATGGCGACCTTCTGACGCTCTAGTGGCGGCTGCACAAACCGCAACATCCGATACTCTCGAATGTCGCAGTCGAGCTTAGGGTTCCGCGGATCGTAGATTAGTTCTGTTGTTTGAGTAACGCTGAAACCAGAACGCTGATTTGTTCTGAAGTTTTCGCGCTGATCTCTTCCTGCTTCTCGAGGCTCGAGACGATGGCGTCCAGACGAGCTGCCGTGACTGCTTGTGCCTGTCCGTTCTCCTGAGCTTTTTTTGCAGCTTCCTCCGCAATGGCTTGGATTCTTTCCCGATCCTCTGAGGCATGCGCTACGTTGGATTGCAATACACCCCACGCAACTGCCAGCGATACACAAGCAGCTCCGATTGGTAGCGTCCATTGGGGTAGCGAGATATTTCCGTCACTCATCATTCAACTCCGTGATGTTTTTTGGTTTTGGTCTCCATCCACCCTTTGTCATGTGTCGTACTGGGAACCCTTCTTCAGAGTTCTCTAGCACCCGTAACTTGCGATAGATCGGCGGCAGGTTCGCCCAGGTGCTGATCTCATTTTCATATCTACCGCAGCCCTTGCAGCGCGCATCCCCCCATTGCCTTGTCGTACACCATCCGCTACAAGGGCTGTCCTCTAGTCGCTCTACTTCGCCGTTTAGGTTCATAGCTAGTCACCCGCTTTTTTCTTAGCAGCTCTAAAAGCTTTGTTGAATGTGTCGTAAATCTTTTGCTTACCCTCATCAACCTTCTCGAGCTTCTCTCTCAGAGCGGATGGATTTAACACATATTGTTCGGCAGCTCTTTCGGTCTTTCTAAGTTCTCTTAAACTTAGGTTCGCTGAATCCAAAAGGAATTTTAATCTGCTATCGTAATATGGGATTCGGGTTTTCAGTTCCGGTCTGCGTTGAAACTCTTCTTTGGTAACCTCACCGTCTTCGTTTATATCAAGCGAGTCATACTGCGCGAGTAAAGATTGCAAGCGTTCACTATTTTCGTAGAACTCCATCTGATCTTTGTACTCGCTGGGTTCTTTATAGAACTGCCCTACGACTGGGTAATCGGTCAGCTCTATCGCTTCTGGATCAGTAGCAGCCTTGTACGCAACATCTGATAGGTCTCCTATAAATCGCCCTACCCCACCTAAAAACCATGCTGCGATGTAATCCGCTCGATCTGGGCTAAGGTAGTTGTATGGGTAGTAGGCACTGTCTGTTATCTCATCCCCATCTATGTCATTAAGGCGCTGCGCGATGTCTTTAGCCATTTTAGATGTGGATTGCTTAGTCACATAAACCTGCGCTTGCTTAGGTTCAGTAGGGAACTGCTCCCGCTGTATTGGACTGCCGAAGTAATTTTTATTAACCATGATGTCAGCAATCATTGCCCCAACGTCGGGGAAAATACCACGAAGCTCTTCCGCCCCCTTGCCTTCTGCTGTGTCAAAGGGACTAAAGTTGTCGATGAAGCTTTGCGTTAACTGATTTACAGCTTCGTTTTCATCAATTAACCCGTACTGCCACTCAGCCATGGTGCGACCACCGTTGTAGATAAACTGGAAGCCATAAGCTAGAGGAATAGAAACCATCGTCCCATCCTCTCTAGTAATATTGATGGAACGCTTGAGCTGCGATGTGTTGTAGTCCGCATAAGTTGTTTGCAGAGGATCTTTCGGCTTACGAATGTCGCCCTGCAAATCCCTCATGAAATATTCCGCGGTGTTTAGCCTACCTCTGAATGGCTCATCGTCACCTTCATCCTCATCCATTGGCGAATTAAGGATGTTGTATACGGTGATCGTATAACCGGCACCGAATAAACCAACTAAAGCTGCTGGTATTTTTTTAGAGTGGCGACCCACAGCTTGAACAAAGTTTTGAGTACCTTGTTGCGCGGCATTAAAGAATAACCAGAGCAAGTTTAGGTCAGGGTTGATCTCTCCCTTGCGGTTAAAGTTAACGGTTAGGTCTTTAGCAAGGGTCGCCGCATTAGCTCTAGGCGCCCCAGCTTTGCGAGCTTCAACGTAAGCCGAAACCCTCGCGGCGTTTTCCATTGTTTGGTTGAAGTCCTCAACAAACTTGCCCATCCCTTTTGTTGCGCGGCGTAGATTGCCTCCCTTAACGTCATTCTCAATCGCTCGAACCTCTTCGTCGTAAGTACGAGTAAGTACCATTCCTGTTGGAGCGCCGTCCTCGAAATATTCCGTAACGTACCTATCGTATTCAGATTGTTTTTCCTTACCTCTCGCAGTAACCGCTCTACCCCTACCTTCTGTTCGTTTAAGATGTCGCCAGTAAGCTCTTAGTGCATTTGGATAGTTGTAGACCATCCCAGCGGTTACGTCTTTGCCCTCAGTCCTAGACCCCTTGGCTCCTGACTCGCTCATCGAGTAGAAAATAGCAGTGGTAACATCCTTGATCGGGGCGGTTATACCCCAAGCTGGGTTGTAGTTGATAAGCATGCTTCGGCGGTAGTTTTGAAACTTGTTCGCGTAGTTTGCGAAGCTTCCGTATACAGCGCTTGAAGTATTCAATGGCGACTCACCAAGCTTTTGTATTGTTTGATTTAGTTTAGGGTCGGTGAACTCGATATAAAAAGTCTTGCCACCTCTTTTCACTCTGACGTAACGAGGAGAGCCGTCTGCATTAGTTGCCCGATCCATCTGCTGCAAAGACAGTTGGGTAGATCCTTGGGTAGCCGGATCGTCGGGGCGCTTCTTGTTTGTCCATATTCGGAAAGGAGCGGAATTTTGCGCCTCTGCTGTGTCTGGATCGGTTTCAAATCCTGAGTTGTACAGCATGTCGAGAAGCACGTTGGCGACTTTATTTTTTTCGCCGCGCTTAATTTTTGTAGCTACATCCAGTATCGAGATAATCACAGGATTCGACGGCAAAGTGGTTCGACCCTTCGCCTTTAAGCTTTCGCTACCCATGATTGAGAAACCCCTAGTCTTATCTGACATGGAATAGTCTGCTTGTATGTTTTCCTCCGCGGCGAAGCCCTTTAGCGGCACATAGAATTTATACTGCCCTTCCCAGTCTTCGACTGTCTCGAAGTCCAGTAGTTGGTTTTTGACCATGCGGTCGCGATGCTCTTTAAGCATGTCGTAGATGAGCTGCGAAGCTTCATCCATTGTTTCTGTTAAGCCATCGCTTTCTGCAATCGCGAGTATCTCTATCGCTTCCTGATTGCTGATACCAGAGCCGCCCTGGTTAGTCTCATAGTCTTGAAATGGAATTGGTGTTTCCGCGAAGTAATCCAAAACGCGCTGGTTCTCTTCCTTCTCCGCTGCGGCGACTAGCTTCTCTCTTTTTTCTAAAGCTTTTTGAGCAATCACTACGTTGCGTTCTGGCGCATGCTTTGCCAGCAAGTACTTGCCTAAGCCTTCAACGTCGATCTGCTTTTCTGAGAGGATCTTAGTAATAGGCTCAAGGTATTTTTTCTGCACCAAGTCGATTTCGTACGCAGCCTTGCCGTGCATGAGGTTCTCAGCGTCATAGAATGACTCTGCTGCTGGCAATCGCTCTAATCCACGATTAGCGGCGATCTGTCGTTCAAGCTGTTTCATATCGACGTATTGATCCATGATGCCTTTGTAGAAAGGCAGGATCTTTTCTAGTCGATACTGGAGATCCTTCACAATATCGACAGCGTCGACTTCGTTGAACTTACTGCTTGGGTCTTTATTAGGGTTGTCACCAACCATATCCAGCGCAGAAGATACGCCACCATAGTTCTGGTTAACGTATCGACCGAGAGCTATGCGGGTAGATATGGAGGTGTCGTAACCGTCTAAGCCTTCATCAAAGATCGTCACTAGGAGATCATCGATATTATCGAAGCCTAGCCAATCATCGTTTTGTAGGGCTTTAAGTAGACGCTTGGAGTCGGGAGACATTGCGTCTAGATCGGCATCAGTAATGTCTGCAACCAGCTCCCCTTGAGGGATGTCGGCTCTTTCTAGATCTGCAACGAGTTGGTTTCTAGTTCCTAGCTGCTCGGTAACACCACGGAAACCAACGCCAACGTCTAGACTTGGGGTGGGTTCTAATCCTTGTCGGGTGCCATCGGTTTGAACTTCATCCCGAACATCTCCCGTAACACTATATTCTCTTTGAGTTGCCTCTCTTTCAGCGTTAGCTTTGAGGACTTCATCCAGTTTTGCTCGGTCAACTCCATCGGCTTCGTACCACGGGAATCCTTCATCATATTCGCTCACCTTGAAGTTACGGGGAACTATACCGTTTTTTGGTTTCTGGATCTCGCTAAGAAAGTTTCCAAACTGCGCTCGATCCAGTTTGTAAGGCGTACCTTTGGAGTCCGCGTATAGGTAGTACGGTTGACCCTGATCATCTCTGGCGTAAATAGCGCCATAGCGATACATGTTCTGCTTGCCTTCGGGCGCACCCATGAATGCATAGGGATTGGGCGCTCCCATGATGTCCGCAACCAGACCCTGCATGGTCGGATGTGCGACTACCTGACCAGAGTTTAGAACCCAGCTCTCCCAATGGTAACGACCAACACTGGCGTCCTGCGGTCTGCCCAAGCGAGTGTAAAGCTCAACAATTTTTTGCTTGATTGCGTTCTCTAAAACCTCGTATCTAGCAAGTCCATGTAGGTTGCTAAAGTTTTCAGCAATATCGTCATAGATGAGCTTTCCGTAACGCCCCGTATCCCACATTGTGTTTAATTGGATTCTGTCCAATATCACTACGTCGTCCCTGCCCGTCATAAGCATTAGGAACGAGAACACTTTGTTGTCGATTCCTGCTCCACCCATCATGGATTGGAATTCTTGACGCACACGGGCAGTAGATATGGATCGATCAGAAACAAGATCGTGTAATCGAGCAAGCTTCGATTGATTGCCGTCCATCTCAGACATCTTGAGCATGAAGCTGCCGAAGTCATTCGCGTTGGATGTTCCTGACTTGCCGAATGATCCCTCTGGAATCATGTCCGAAACAGACTCTCTCCACTCCGCTTCAGCACGGTTCATTGTGACTTCTTTAGTCGTGCCTTTAGACTTGTCAGTCACCACAGTCACAGTGACATTTTCGTCAGTGAATCCACCTGTCAGAGCTTTCTGTACAAGATCATTAACTGGATCAAAGTTTTGCCCTGGCAGCTTAGTCATCAGATCAACAAACGCACTTTCCTGCGCGCTTGCAGTAAGCATTCTCGACAGCATCCCCCAGAGCATGAGCTTGGCGGTAGTCGCGGGAGTTGCGTCACCATCGGCATACAGCTTGCCCATCTTTTGAGCCGTCTCAAGTCCAGCGCTTGCGGCAGCTAACTGCTCGCCACGCAATTTGGAGTGAGTCTCCACCCACAAGTCCATGTCGTTGTAGAGCTTTATAAGATAATGCGGGGGTCTGAGAACAAGAGTCTCTTTTGTGGTCCCGTCAGCGGTTTTAACCTGTAAGGCACCGCCCGTTAGATCCTTCTCAAACGCAGTATATTTGGCTGCGCTATCTAAGGCGTTTGGGTGACGAGCTACAAGCTCACTCAGGAGCTGAAGCTGTTGAGCAGAATTTGCTGGGGTGATTTTTTTATTTATCGCGAACTTGCCGCGTACTTTGCCTCTAGGCTTTTGATATAGGTACTTCTGATCTTCCCTTACATCTAGGGCTGGGGTCTCCCGTAAGCCCCGTCCAGATGCGTCCCCGTCACCGTCTCGCGGCGATCCCTCCACTGAGGATAAGCCTTGCCCTCCGACACTGCGTCCGCCGCTATCTTGTCCACCTCTGTCTGAGACAGGAATTTGTACGCTTCGATTGCGGGTCCGTGACCGAAAGTCTGCCGATACTGCGCCACTGCCGGACTCTCGTTCCTCTCCAGAGATAGTCGTACCTTGACCATAATTTAATTGTCCCGCTGTTAGCTTTGGTTGTTTCTGAATTGCTCTAAAAAGATTATACGCTGACGGAGACTCAGCTTTCAAAAGTTGTGGATTACCAATAAACACAGCACCTGCCTGGGCAAATACTTCTTTCTCGAACGTGCGAAGCACATTGCTTACTCTTTCTTGCAAAGGTGCCGAATCGGTACTTTGTATTTCATCAGCAACCGCATTGCCTAAGCTTGCGAACGGATAGTGGAACTCCTGACCAAGCTCAGTACCCCGCGCCCACTGATCGAATAATCCTCCGGCAATATCGCCAAGCTCTAAGTCTAGTGTCTCAAAAACTGGATCGATTTCGACGTTAGGGTTCGCAGGTTTTATTCCAAGTTCTTGTATGGCTCCTGAGTAGCCGTTTATTTCATCAGCTAAATGCCAGTGTTCATGAGCAACCACATGGGAAAGCCTGGCTCTTGCAATCGCATCTGTTGTCGCAGACTCCAATAGCTCCTGATTAATGCTGATCGCAAAGCTGCTTGGGTAGAAAGATCCAAGAACTCCTTTCTTATGCGGGTTTACATATACGCCGTTAGTGTTAGTAACGAAATCAACAGGCATACCCTGCTCTACTAAATCCAGAAGCGTGTGAACGTACTGGGATACCTCTGGGCTACTTTCTAAAGTTCCGCCGTCCAAAACATCTGGATACTCATCGAACAAAGGTTCTAAAAAGCGTGGCTCGGTTTGACCATCAGGCGTAACTCTCGGTACGTCTTGCGGATTTTTGGTTGGCGTGTCCAGAGTTCGCATGAGCAAAGACATGCTGCCGAATCGTTCTGGAATATAAGAATCGCCTGTCGCTGCGACTTGTGTTGGCTTTCCTGCCCTGAGATTTATATTGGTTATTCTTTGGGAGATTGTTTGCGGCGTTTGCTCCGCTGATGTCAACGCTCCCGAAAATTGATTAGCTCGATCAGGGACTCCACCAAATCGATCACGAAACCCTGTCGTGATTATGAGATCGTCAGCAGGAGTAGCAGCATTCTGCTGGTCAAACTCTTGCTGGCGTATCTCTTTAAGCCTAGCTAACGCTTCAGCCTTGTTGTATCCAAGTACCCCTGTGCTGATGTCGCCGGCAGAACCTGAGTTAACTGTTTCAGAATCAAACCATGCGCGAGGATTCTCTTGGTTAAAGAACATTCCTCTTACATCGCCATCAGGATAGGTGACGGAATAGTTCCCTGTTTCCCTAAAGTCGGCGTCTTTCTTAACTACCGGATCAGCGGTTGGATCAGTTACACGCCCCGCTGGAGTTGATGCCGCCAATCTGCGTTCTTGCAGAATAAGGTTGTCCATCATTTCTGTGCGGGAAGCGCCTAGCGTTACCCCGCTATCAGCGTTAACAAACACTTCAGCATCGCCGCCTACAGGGTCAGGAATCCGCTCGACTATGTACTGATTATTTGAATCAGGGAAAGTGATCTGAAACTGGTTTGTACCTTCCTGTACTGGACCGGATGGTTTATAGCGTTTGAGGGTCGGGCGAGTTACCTCTGGTAGTTGCGCTAGGTCTCCCGCTTCTTCCGCGCTTTCTCGTCTAGCATTTTCCTCGCTATCGCTTTGGCGTACCGGCGCGAGTTCTCGCTGATCTGCGTCGGCTTGTCCTTGATCAGGAATTGCAGCCGGCGCTTCTCCTTCTCGTTCAGTTGTAGCGGCTTGTCTTCCATCAGATGCTCCGAATATGTTGTCTAGTTCAGCGTCTTTTTCGGCTTCCGTCATTCCGTCCCAGTTTGACAAGGAAGGATCGTTAGAGTCGAAAGCAGAGAGGCTAGTTAGCGCATCGTCGTACTCGCCTTCTGTAAGACTAAACTGCGGATCTGTGGCAGACAACTCGTTCGCAACAGAATCTTGATAGCGCTGTTCTTCGTCCGCCATGTCTTGGATAGATAGCAGCATTGATTCAACATGCCGTATCTCAGCAGCCTTCAATTTCTCGCCAGAAATTGCTTTAGCGACTACTTGTCGGGTGGCGTCACCATTAGTATTGTCCGCTAACTGACCGGCTTGCTGGGCTTCTCTAAACCATTCTTCGCGAGGCACCCAAGGGGTACGACCTAGAGACTCGCCTTCAGGACTAACTACGCCTTTCCCGCCGATTACTTCCCAACCAGCGCCATACTTAGCCATCTCGCTTAATGTTTCTGAGTTATCCGCGACAAGCTCACCAAAGGTAGGCTCGGACTCTGCTGGATCAGCTTGGACTACTTCGGACTCTATCGGATCAGGCTGGACCGTCTCGGTCTCTACTGGAGTGCCAGTAGACAATGCTCGTCGCTCAGTAGCCTCCAGAGCTTTCACAGAGTCATCAAGAGTGTCGGCAAGATCAGTTGTTTTGCCGTCCTCGACTAAGTAGAAACCGCCGCCAGCATCCTGCGCGTATTGCTTGATAAGATATTTGTTTTTGGAGCCAGGATAAGTAACGCTGAATCCACCGCCTAGCTCGCTAGTTCTTTCGATCTTAGGCTTTTCGATAACTCTGTTTGCGTCAGTAAGAGGACTTACTACTGGAGTTCTGCGGTCTGCCTCAATCAGCGTCGTGTCTGTAGCCGCGGATATTGTAGGCGCCTGTATTCCTGCTTCTGGAACCGGCTCACCAGTAGGAGCAGAGACAATAGGTTCTTGCCGTGCGGGTGCTTCCGGCTCGGCAACCTGCTGACCCTGCTCCCTAAACTCTTCTAGCGTCTGCTCTCTTGTTTCGATCCCAGCATCCGTCTCTATCGTGGTGGTAGCAGCCGGAGTCACATCAACTGGAGGTAGGTCTGTTAGTTCTGGCTCTTCAAACTCTGGGGGATAAAGGTCGAACGTGCCTTCATCGGTAATAGCAAATGTAGTCCTATTACCATCGACCATCACTTCGATTGCGCCTTCGGTGAACAGATCCGAGATAACCTGCTGCTGCCGCTCCATTGGCAGACCAGTTGTTTCAACCAGCTCTTGTTCGGTAATACCCTCCATGTTGCCAATAAGCCTAAGCGTATCCATCGCGACTTCATCGAACCGCGCTTCTGTCACTGGGGCAGGAGCTTGAACTTCGGGTTCTGGTGCTGCCTGAGTAGGCTCTGAATCAGGAGCTGGTAGTCCAGCCTCGTTGATGTCGGTAAATTCTGCCTCTACGATTTCTCTGACCGACTGACGAATAGCGTCCATTCGCGCTAAACGATCATCGATAAGCTGTTGTCGTACATCACCCTGCGGTTCTCTGCCTCTTAATTGGTCAACACCCGCAGCGACCGCTTGAGTACCAGCAGATATACCGGCACCGCCAACAACACCAGCAGCAGCAGAGTTTAAAATTCTAGATGTGGCTTCTTCGCTCGACAGTGCATCGAGATAAGCAATGCGCTCTTCGTTGGTGTAATTGTTGTTAACAAAATTTACCGCCAACTCTGTGATGATTGCTTGCGACGCCTCGGTCATACCCTCAATGCCGCCGGTTTTACCAACTTCCACCAACACGTTGCCAATCTTGTCCTGCCAGCGCAGAGCTTCTTTGGACAGATGATCCCTCATCGGGTCTAGCATGTTTGGAGTGAGCGCTTTAGCGACTCTTAACGGAGTTGCAAACGTGTCTAACGCGCCAGATGCTATCCCTGCTGCAATGGCAGTGACCGGAGCCTCTTCCCCAGTGCGCTCGTAGATTTCTCCGAAGGTCTCCCCAGTATTCAATACGACCGACTGAGAGCCAGATCCTACTAATCCATACTTAAAAGCTTGGGCGCTTATGTAATCTTGTTTTGCTCGCGCTGCCGCGTCTTTAGCAATCGCCCCACCCATGTCTTCTTTAATCAAAGCTTGCAGACGTTCGTTAGCTTCTACGTCAAAGTCATCTTTTTTTAGTTTTAACTTTTTGAGGACAGTAGATACGTTGGATTGATCTTGGGCTTGTTTCTTGGCTAGAGCCTCTAAAGCTTCCTGCGCTCCCTCTTTACCCAAGTATCGGGCGGCAGAACCCGCTATTACGCCCGATACGCCACCAGTACCGATACTTATAGCCATGCTTGGCAATACGTTACCGAAGGTATAACCAAGGTAATCGCCTAGACGCTCCATCCCGCCTTCATCGAGGAGGTCAACATCTTCTACGCCACTGACGTTGGGGGAGAATTTTTCCGCCTCCTTCATATATTTCTGGTAGCCAGCGATCCCTTCAGTGACCATCTCAGGGCTATCAATCAGTGATCCGATTGCCGCTTTACCGGCACCGTAAAGACCAAGCATTTGCTGAGTGCCGGCGATAACCCCCTTAGTAAACTGAGAGTCCTCGTCTTCCGGCTCTGCAAATAAGTCTCCCCTGACACGAGCAACCTTTTCCGCTTCTGTCTCCGGCATAGCCGCCGGTTGCGGTCCTGCCACAGGTGGAGGCATGTCGGGCGTAGCTAGATCAGCCTTCGGCTCTTCAGCTTCTGACGCTTCGCTATCTATGCCGCTTAGATCCACACCTTGGAAAAAATTGGTGTAATCCGGATTAGGCTTTTTTGCATAAGCCTCGAAAGGATCTTTCCGTCCAGTGAAAGTAGTTGCAGCCACCGTTATGGAACTCTTCTAATGTAGCCCTTGTCCAAAAGGTATTTGACTAAACTCCTTGGATCTTTGGCATGATGGTTGAGCTTCAAAACCTCATCAGGGTTGTCATTGCTAAGACTATTTTTGTTCGCGTCGAATACGTCGCCCAGCGTCACACTGTCGCCATCCAGCGGCGTGTTTCCTTGAGGAACGACCTCATACCCTTCCATGGCAGCCATTTTTATTTTGGAGATAGAAGCTGCGGTACGATTTATATATTGGCTTACAGCTTGAATTTCTGGAGTTCTAGTGGTCCCGAACAGGATGTTGTCTGCCACCCGATCTCGGATCAAAGCCATATCTTGCTCAGAAACGTTCCTTGTTTTCATGTCAGCGGCTTCGGCGTCCGAAAGAAAGATCTGGACACCACTTGGGCTATCGCCGCCTTGAATAGCCTTCCTTACTTGTTCAGCCTGTGTTGTTACAGCTTCGTTGAAAGCAGCCTTGCCGTCAGAGTTGGTTTTTCGATCACCGAAATCCCTCAATATTCGCGCATCACGAACCGTTTCTTTCATCTGTGGTCCGATAGCATTAGCAGTGTAAGCGCCAGCCATTGCGCCTTCATTTATCTGCCCAAGATCTAGAGGCGTAGCCTCAGTTTGATAGGCGGCTCGATTAGAGGTAATTGGCGCGGTGTATAAATCCTCTTCGCCATTGTTTTGATTCCGAACCACAATAAACATTCGCCCGTTACCAGTAGGAGGCAAAGGCTCTCCAGTCGCTGGATCTCTACGAATAGCGTTGGTCGCCGGATCGACGTTAGGGGTTGCAGTGACAGAGTGAAGACCTTGGCGAACAACAACGTAATTACCGTCCTTCATGTACTGGGGCGCATTGCTAAAGGAAGCATCGACGCGCTTCCCTACTGCCGCGGTCTTGTCGAGACGAAGAACTCTTTCGTAAGCTCTTTTAGTGTCATCACTCATCTCAATGGGTAAAAACGTTTTTTTACCAGCCTTATCTTCCGTGAATGTTGGATCACTGAGCTGCTGAAGGTACGTCGAGATGTCGCTAGAAGCTTGCTGCCCCACATAATCCACCAAGTCACCAAAATCAAAAAACGAGTTTTCGTTTTTGTCAGCTAACTCATTGACTCTATCCATAGCGCCAGCGTCTAGAGGTAAGCCAGATTGAAGCATTGTGTAAACTTCGTTGGCGTTACCGGCTGACTCAATTCTTTTGTCAAAAGCTTCTCTTTGCGTTTGCTGATCTGTTAGCTCTCTAGCTTGAGCTGCGTCTAGTTTATTTTTTGGATTGTTGGGGTTTTGCTTCCACGCCAGATCAGCTGCGTCTTGCGCATCGTCTCTTGCTAGATTGGCGGCGTCGTATTGTAGGCTTTGCTTTCTAAACCCTGCTGTCGCGATTCTTTCGTCACTGGCTCTTTGTGCCTGTTCTTCTCGATATTGCTGATTACCTAATAAATCCTGCTGACGATAACGGGCAGTCGCCTCGTCTCTCGCCGCGTCGGCTTCTAGTTGCTTGTTAGCTAAATCCTTTCTGTCTTGTCGATCATAGATTCCTTGAACCAACCCAAACCCTTGAGCTAGACCCTGACCAAAACCGCCATAATTCCTAACAGCCATAAATCACCTAGTCGAAAAGTTTGTTGATGAGAAACGCAGCGCCTAAACCGATTGCTATGGGGGCGGCTAGTGTTCCTATGGTTGCGAGAGTGCTGGAGCTGGCTGCACCAGTTGCAGCAGTTCCTGTACCAGCAGCAGCGGTTCCTGTGCCAGTGGCAGCGGCTGTTCCGGTTCCGGCAGCAGCGGTTCCTGCACCAGCACCGGCTCCTGCTCCGGCAGCGGCGTCAGCCGCTAAAGCTGCATCTAAACCTGCCGTTGTGGTGACCCCACCACCAGCGCTTGTGGTTCCAAGCCCTACATCCACAGCAAAGTTATTAGCAAGTGTTGGGGATTGACCTAAAGGGGGCATTGGTGAGCTAATCGGAGCAGTTGCGGATGTTCCTCCTAGAGTCGTGCCAGCACTACTCGCGACCGTCCCTGTTGGGGCAGCTTTAGCGCCAGCCATCTTTTGCAGTCCATAGCTCGCACCTATGCCGGCAGCAGTGCCGTAGGTATTAGCAGCCTGTGCTTCCCTAGCTGTTTCTAGTTGCTCTGCCGCCGCTATCTCCCTGTTTTCCAGTTGAGCGTTTGCAGCGAAAGCTTGATTGGATCGACGGCGAAGACCTTGACCTGTTGCTATGAGTGTCATTGGTTACTCCTCGCTTTCTGAGCAATTGATCCACCTGTGCCGGTGAGCAATGCCATGCGTCTATCTTGATCTCGAAGTCTTGTGTCGTTTAAGCCGCCTACAAGGGCGCTAACGGTGGAGTTTTGATCTGCTAATGCGGTGTCGTTCGCAACCCCATAGCGCTCCATCTGTC